CAAACTGATCTAACGCCAGTGAACTAATTCCTTCGCTCTTTGCGAAACTTCTAAACTCTTTTCCGTAATTCATAATTCGTTTTTAAAATATTCTTTTATCTTGTCATCATGGGGTTTATTAATATCATCCAATAGATCTGCGATCATTCTTAATGAATGTGATGTCCAAAATCCATTTTCCTGTACTGTATGATCAAAATAATAATACCCATCAACGTCCATTATTAAATAACCGATAAGTTTATTACCAAATAAAACTCTTTGGTGATGATCATTTATTATTTCAGTTTTTAATTCAATCATAATTTAATTTGATAAAGGTGCTTTAATTGTTGAGTGTGATTGGTAATTTTCAAGTGTAAAATCGGTTGGTTCGTAACACTCCCAATTATCCTTCATACATAAGTAATCAGGTATTTCCCCTAATTTAGGTAATGGATATGGTTCTCTACCAATCTGTTCTTTTGCTTGTTCAATGTGATTTGAGTATAAGTGAACATCACCCAAGTTTCCAATCAATTCATCAGGAACCATATTAACTTCTTTTGCAATTATTTCTAATAACAATCCGTAGGAAGCAATGTTGAACGGTAAACCTAAGAATGTATCTACCGAACGTTGATTCCACATTAAAGAGATTGCTCTGGTTGGTAAATTATTTTCTTTCCATAACCTATCTCTACCTTCTTTTGTTAAAGGGTCTAATCCGTAAGGTTGTAACAATAGTCCTCTCTCACCTTCACTCAACTCTCTTGTATAAACTTGAAATCCATAATGACAAGGTGGAAGTACCATTTGGTCTAATTCACCAACATTCCAAGCATTAACCATTAATCGTCTTGAGTCTGGGTTTGTTTTAAGGTCGTTGATTAGGTTTTGGATTTGGTCGAAATACAGATTATGTCCATTAGCTAAATACTTTTCCCACTTTCTCCATTGCTTACCATAAATTGGACCTAATTCACCCCACTTCTTAGCAAACTTATCATCTGTTTTGATTCGTTCAATAAATTCATCCATTGTATCGGGCCAATCACCTTTATACTCATTTGTTTTGTTGATGTAGTTTTTAAAAGCATCACCATCCCAAATATGACAATTATTATCAACAAGATATTTAATGTTTGTATCACCACGTAAAAACCACAATAACTCGGTCACCATAGTTTTCCAAGCCATTTTCTTTGTAGTTAACAAAGGAAACCCCTCAGACATTTTATGACGGATCTGTCTACCGAATACTGAACGAGTGCCTGTACCTGTGCGGTCTTGTTTTTCTACTCCATTATCTAAGATATCTTGGAGTAATTCTTGGTATTTTTTATCTAAATTATTCATAATGTCCCAATTTTGTTTTTATTTAATAACTCCCAACCTTCCTCCCAAATGTGTGATCCGTACATATAAGGATGTTCAATAACATCTTCAAGAAATTCCTCAAGTTCTTTTATTCTGTTATCCTTTTCTTCTTCGGTCATCATCATACTGTATGTTCAATTTGCACTCTAACACAATTTTGAGACATTCTATTTAAGTGTTTGTAATTGTTAATATAACCCATCATATTACCACTACCAATGGCATTTGCGGAATGAACCACAACATCAACTACAGGTTTACCATTCATCCATTGATCGACCAACCACTTAGTACAATCCATCCCTGTTTTCTCAGTGATGTTATCGTAATTGATTGCGTAGTTTTTTACAACACCATACAACCATTCATTCATTGCAGTATCACCTAAGTCATGATCTAACGATATTAATTCAATGTTCTCCATACCAATTGAGTTTATCTTTTGAACAAACTCATCGTAAGAACGAACAACGATCCAACTTGGATCTACTGGCGTTCTCACATCATCTAAATATACTTTTACTTTATCCATTTTAATATTCTTCTTTTTTGTTAACTTCAATTACACTTTGTTTGTTTCGTTCCAAACAATATTTACAATTCCCTTTGTGGGTTAATGCCGGTTCACGATTATCCATTCCATTAACTAAAATGTATTCACACCCATCAATTTCTTGAATGTGGTACACATCCATATCACTATATTCAAACTCAAGACCACCAATATCTTCCACCTCAATTGTTTTTTGAACTTTTACTTCAATTTCCCTTTCACAAGACACCAATAGGAATAACCCCATTAAAAACACTAAATTTTTCATATTACAAATATAACTCTATTTTTTTATTAAACCTAATTCTATCCTATATTGTCTAATCTTAACTCTTGTCTCCTGATATTCATCACCATTACTTGCTTGATGACCGTTCATAACCGACTCCGTTATTTTTAATTCATTATCCAAAATGTAAGACAACTTTTCCTGATCCGTTAGTTCACAAGGAGTAACCTCAGTTCTAATGTAAGTTCGGACCATCTCTTTAATATTAAGGATCTGTTTGGTAGGATTAGTTTTCATATTATAACTCATAACAGAAGAATCATAAATATACTTACATAATTGATGTAGTTTATCTATTTCCATTATAATAATTCAAATTCTTTTTTTACTAACTCTATTTCACTATTTAACCTGTCAAGTTCTTTGGAAACCATCTCTTTAATAAGTTCTTTGTTATAAACACTTACCTCTCCTTTTCTATTGAATGCTCCTTTATAATTAAATCCAATTGTAACACCCAAATCACAAGATTCTAAAGCAGATTCCAATTTATGCTTCTGCCTTTCCAATCTATCAAGATCTTCTTTGACTTTTTTTGCTTGCTCAAATTTATCTATTTCCATTTTTATATTTTTTTACCGTATTTAATTGCATCATTAAGATAATCATTAAAAGGTTTTGTTCTATCTTGCTTTCCGAAATAATAGTTACCCCAATCTCTATTACCATCTTGTGCTGGTAATGGTTGGACTTCTTTAACTCCATTTTTAATCACACCACCGATTCTACCTTTATGGTGATACACATCTTCACAGGTTTCTTTTACACCATACTCTATTGTGTTTTCAATAATACTTTCAGCATTTACCCACTCATCCATTGGTTTGGTGTCCTTCACCCCATTTTCAATAGTTTTTTTGGCCTTGTGATTTTGTCTGTAGGAAGTTATCAATCCTTTATTTGATCTGATTTCCTTCACCCCATTTTGAATAATGTCATCAACACCCCACTTAGCAGTACGCCGTAGTGTACTAATAGTCTCTTTTACCCCATTTTCAATGGTCTCTTTAATTCGTATCCCATTTTGAGCGAGCATACTTTTGGTCTGTTTTACCCCATTTTGAATGGTGTCTTCAACAACCCCCTTTGATTGACAATCCAACTCCGAGGTGTGTTTCACCCCATTTTCGATTATTTCTTCAACTTGCCAATCAGTATATTGTGTCATTGGAGAAATATCTCTCACCCCATTTTCAATGGTATCTTCAACGTCAATATGAAATGGTTGTTGATCCCCTTGGGTGTGTTTCACCCCATTTTGAATGGTGTCTTCAACATATCTATCTTGATCAAAAAATGGATCAGAACAATCTTCAACCTTTGACATATTCAAAAATCTTGATTCAAACCATTCAGTTACATATTTTTGATTTTCCGAAATATCTAAAGAAATTGCCTTAAATAAATTTTTAAATAAATTGTAGTTATACCACAATGTTTTATCTTTGGTAAATTCAATTGCCCATTTTAATTCTTCAGTTTTAATTAACCAAAGAGATCCATTATGATTATAAACATCCATACCATCGATGACATCATTAATAAACTCAAATAAAAATTCTTTTCTTTTTAATTCTTTATAATCCATCATCTAAACTTTTTGGGTAATACAATAATGTTGGATTCTTCTTTTGAATGTCAATGTCCGGATGTTTCTCACTAAATGTTTTAACATCAAATCTACCTGTTATTAAATGATACCCATTCTTAGTTGGTATTACCATTTCAACTTTTGGCCCTTCAGGTCTGAGATAGTTTATAAATTGTGTCACTTCAGTAACCGCATGATAGTCGGTCGTATCGATATCAACAATCCAACGTTTCTCTTGTGTTTTAACTTGTCCCACAACAGAATCAAATAAACCTTTTTGTTTATGATTACCATCTTGTATTCTTTTAGCAAGATCAACCATCATATTCAATGACACGTCCGTATGATTTTGTTTTTGAACGTGGATATAAGCACGAGCCTTAAACATCTCACAAAGTTGTTTAATCTCATCATACCTACGATCCAAGTGTTCAATGGATTCAATACAATATGATTTAATTGTTCTAACTGACTGGTGATTATCTCTTTCCCCTTCAGGTTGGTCCTTCTTTCGTTTAAAAACGTAAAGCATATAAAAGTCACCTTTGTTTTCAAAGTTAAGTAATCCTTTTATTTGTTCTATGTTATCAATCATTATTATGTTTTTATAAATAATATTTTTAATACCAACATATATTAGTATTGAGGATTTTGTTCCTCATATAACATATCTCTTAACATTTTGTTCTCCTCAACCAATAACTCACACTTCTTAGCATCTTTCAACATTGAGTAAGACATCATTGACCCGAATACACATCCGATTACAATCCCAATAACAATAGCAATTTTATCAATCTTATTTTCCATTTTATATAATTTTTATTTATTTTTCATTAATTCATCTCGTTTAAAACTTAAAGCCATATCTAAAGAAGCCCTAACAGACCAAACCAAATTACGATCAACTTTATTACGATCCATTTGTTTTTCAAAATTACAAACTAACATTCTTGCACTAAAAGTTTGTTGATATGTTTCACAAGAATCAATAACTTTTCTTATCCATTTCTCTACGTCTCCGTAATGTGTACTTCTATTTTCCATAACTTAATCTTCAAATAATTTAATCAAATACTGATACATTTCTTCGTAGTCGTTACCAACTTGTCTACCTAAACTAACCATAAAGTTAATGTTCTCTTTTTTATACATCTCAAACATACGACTACCTGTCATCTTTGAGTATTGTACGTTAGCGATACGGTCACACAATTTTACAAATACAGCACCTGGTGTGTTTCTGATACCTTCGTAGTATTTGTCATTTGCTCGCTCTTTACGGTTCTTACCTTTTTCATTAGTAAGAGCGTAGATGATATCAGCGGCTTCTTGACCCAAATGATTCTTAACATCATTGTATGAAACACGAGTGTCCTCAATCAAATCGTGACCCCAAGCCGCCATAAGTACTGATCCTCTAAATGAAGTTTCTCCATCATTTCTATTTGGTACAGATTCAATAAATTCCTGTGCAGTGTTTGAAACCATTCTTAAATGGAACTCATATGGAAGATACGTATCATATTGATGATTCGTACTTTTGTGTTGTTCTAAAATCCAATCTATCTTACTCATATCACAAATATAATAATTTTTATTGTTCGTTAGTAGGTTTTAACCACATTAATTTATTCTCAAATATATATCTCTTTAAAGTTGGGTAGTCATTCAACATATCTAACGTACCCATCGTATCGTGTTTGAAGCACTTATATAATTCTTCACGGATCCTATCTGTTGATACTACACTCATCTTATTTTCATAATCGTAGTTGTTGATGTAGTAATCTAAAAATTTTAAACTGAACCCTTTTGTGATTGCAAATCTTACTGCCCTTAAAACACGAAGCGGATCATCATTAAATGTTTGCTCAGGTGGTAGTGGAGTTATAAGAACCATTCGTTTTAAATCATTCATTCCATCAAATAAATCAATGATCTTACCATCATCCCCTTTAGCCATTGCATTGACGGTAAAGTCTCTACGTTCTAAATCGTCTTTAAGGGTTCCTGGTATAACGATCGGAGTTCTTGTTCCTTCCACGTACCCAATCTCTTTACGAGCCATTACGAAGTCTGCAACTCCCTGATACTTGTGATCCTTTGGAAACTTTGCTCTCACCGTAAAACAATCAGGTGTTGATAGGAATATCTCAAACTTTTCATTTAAAAGAAATGTCTCCAATACCACAAACATTTCGTGAGCACTTTTATACTTTTCCAATAAGGATTCGCTTGGGACCGCAACATAGTCCACATCCTTGGATTGAAGACCTAAAATCTCATCCCTAATTTTACCCCCGACTTCATAGAATTTAAACATATTACAAATATAGTATTTTTTTTCTAAATAAAAAACCCCAACCTAAAAAGATTGGGGTTTCTACTAAAATAAGTTTGATTATTTAATAATAACCATGTTTGTGTTTGAAATTGGTACTCTTAAGACAGGAATAACTGTGGTAGATTCCTCATCCATTTTTTTCATGACTTCATAATACCCTTGTTCAATTTTCACTGTTGGTACATTTTCAAAATATTCAATAGTATTTGATCCTTCTCTACGACCATCCAACAATTGAACCGTTTTTGTTCTTGTATTAAAAACTAATGTCTGCATATTAATTAGTTTTTATTTAAGTTTAAAAACATCCCACTACTACCTGCCATTGTTGTTGGTAATTTTCCATCCCAAGCCTGTGCCTTCAAATACTCAATATACATTGGTGTAATCTGATTTTGTTTAATCTTGATTGATTGTGCCGCAGCATAAGCGTTAATGATCATTTCCGCAGAGTCAGCACGAGCCACCGCAACTTTACGTTTACCTTCCGCAATCGCAGTTAACGCTTGTTGTTCAGATGCCTCAGCTTGTTGGATCGCTTTTGTTTTAGCGATAATAGATTCCTGTAGTGCTTCAGGTGGTGTGATGTTGGTACGTAATTGTGATACGTTAAACCATTTAGATAACCTAACATTACACTCAGCAACGATTGATGCTTCAAATGCCTGTCTGTGTCCAAAGATACTATCAACTTCCCAAGTGTTCGCCACGTCATTCACGGCTCCGATGATCGCGTTTTTCAACCATCCTTGTTCAACTTGTTTTACGTCCAATCGTAAATTCACGAACATATCTCCAATATTTGACTCTTTTAATGAGTAGTTAAATGTTGGTTTAATTGTTGCCGGGAATCCACCTTTTGTAATTACTTGTTGGTCATCATACTCAATGTGTTGTTGGAACGTTGGGAACTCTAACATTTGTTCTGTCCAAGTATTATAAACTACCCATCCTGTTTTGTACTGGTAGTTTGTTACTCCACGTTGTGACCCAACTAAACTAACTTTTAACCCTTTGTATCCACTATCCACTTTTTCAAGAGCGAATGGTTGGACCATCGATAAAACTAAACCTAAAACAAAAATACCAATAGGTTTGATTAACCAACTTGTTTGAAATGTTTCTCTGTTGTCTCCCCATCGGTCTGCTTCAACTTTAAACATAGTTCCTCGTGTTTTTAATGCAATGAGGATTGCCGCAATTAAACCTGTAATAAAAATTAATGTACTAATCATTTTCTTCTTCTTTTTTTATAATATTATAAACTAAATTAATTATTAGCTTTAATGTGAAAACCGTGTAAGCTAAAGCTACTAATACCGCCACGATTTGGATTACTGAATTTACTTCTCTGTTTATAACATATTCAAAAAATGTGTTTATAACTATCAAATAAATCATTGTTAGTATGATGACTCCCCATGTTCCTAACCTTTCTACTTTAAACATCTACTTCATTTATCTTTTATTGTATTACGTAATTCAAAATATACAAAACTATTGCGACAGTTCCAAGTAAACCAACCAATATTATTTCTAAATCTTTCTCTTTCATTTGTTATTTAATGTGTACCATTTGTTAAACTCACTCCATGTCTAAAACCTTGAATAAAGTCGGTTATATCCTCATCAGTCATATCTTTAAATGCTAACCCCACAACGACACCAATTTCATTACCAAGATCCGAAATATCACCAATATAGTTCATTCCACTAGTACTTACTTTTAGAGAGTTCGCAATGTCGTTAATTTTTGTATTATCAACAACCCTAACCATATTACTTAGTTTCTATAATATTATACGTTCCTTCAAACACACCCCATGATGATTCCTCATTGAATGAGTATGTTTGGGCAACGTCATTTGAATCCATTACTCTTGTCAAATACCAAATCTGAGTTTCTTTCCAAGTAACTGTAACCAATTTTTGACCTTTGGGTAAATTAATCGTTCCTTCACCACCCCAATTTTTTACTCGGTTATTCTCCGTACAAGACCCAAACATTACAATCACCCCGATCGCTAATAACAATTTTTTCATATTATTTATTTTTTACGGATTTATCAATTAAAATATATGGTGGTTTAATTCTAACTTCAGACCCATCACTATTGAAGTAATAGATTGTGTCACCATCAAAACTAATTGTGTCGGTAAACCATATTGCGTCGTGCATTGGGTTTGGACCTGACGTTGGGACATAGACTTTACCATGGATTTCATATTTATAATCCTTATATGTGCAGGCAGTCAAACCCAGTAACATAATTAAAATTAATTTTCTCATAAGTTTTCTTCTTTGATTTTTTCGTGTTTCTCTTTGAACTTATTAATTATCTCAATTAACTCATCGATAGAATCAAAAGCCCATCTTTCTGTTTCAATAACGTAGTAATCCCCACCTCCACCATTATCGGTTTTGATTGTTAAGAACTGATCTTCAGTAGAATTACAATCCGCATCTTGAGCAAATGTCATTTTAAATTCCTGACTTAATATTTCGGCCTTTTTTATCATATCTTATTTTTTATCAAAGATATGAAATTTAATGGAAATAAAAAATTATTTTTCAGATTTTATTTTTGCCACAACCATATGAATGGTTAATAAAACAAATGTTAATAACATTGATGTGATTTGTATAATACTTTCTAATTTTTGCATAATTGATGTTTATACAAATTTGATGCCACCATCAACCATTTCAACTTCACATACACCTTCGTCCACTGATAATATTTTATCAATATCTTCCAAAGTTAAATTCAATCTTTCAGGTTTGGTGTGGATCTTAAAACTTCTAGTTAAAGTTAATTTAGGATCCTTAATCAAATTTAATACGATCTCGTTCTCACATTTAACGATCATTGGGTATTGTCCGTTCACGGTTACAATTGCCTCATCTCCAACAAATATCTCTTCAGTTGATCCAAGATATGGTTTTTCATCAATTACAAATAATTTTACTCTAGTCATTTTTCTTTCTGTTATATATATGATTATGATTCCAATTACCACATTGATCACAAGGTTGGTAGTCCATTGAATTTTCAACGTCATACTCAAACTCATCACCTTTATCTATAATCATTTGGGCAATTTCACCCCAATCATTCATACTTAATTTATTTTTTATTACTTTTAAATTATCAATCATTTTATCCTGTAGATCACTAACATACTCAGGAGTTCTTTTTTCATATTCGTGAGTAAATAAAGATTCATCATCTATCTCTACATCAACACCAAAACAATTCTCACTCAACGTTATCTTATTCATATTCTTAAATTATTTTTATAATTCATATCCATAATATAATTCTTTAAATTTTTAACTAAAGATTCGGCATCAGATTTCTCATACATATCAGGATATCTTTCAGACATTTTATTCGTTTCTTCCATATCACGACAACTTGTTAGTATGTCAGATAACATGGTTTTTAACATATGTTCCTTATCGTATGAATCTTCAATCTTTCTTTGAAGTACCATTTCCTCAAGTTCTCTTGTATAATCAACAAGTTCCTGAACTTCAGGTTCATCCATCAGATGTTTATTATTTTTGAATATTTGATTTATGTTCTTCATAGTGTTTATCACATAATGTTGTGTACCAACCTATATTTGTTCTTAATTCTCCTTTTTCACCACAGGTTTCACAAGTCTTATAACTTAGATCCTCAGCAACCCCTATTCTTTTATGTACCCCATCTGAAGCACCATTAATATAAAATCTTAATCCACCAAACTTTTCTTTAACCTGACAAGTTTGTTTGTCCCAACCTAACTCTATTAGATCACTTATTAGATCCTTAATTAACGGATACCACCCAACACCAACACTAAAGAACCCAGACCCCTTAATAGGTGGTCTATCTGAATAATATCCATTCTCAAGACCACCTATCGATTCCAAAAACTTATCCATTTCTTCTTTATTCATCTTTCAAAAATTTAATAATCTTTTCTTTAACCCCACATTGTTTAAGTCCCTCATTAGACTTTGGAGTTAAAACGAAATTACTAATTGCCCAATCATCTTTCCAAGGTTCGCCATTCTTACCCATATCAAGGTCATCAACTGAAACCCAGTGAGTAACCTCAGGATGATCGTGTAGGTATTGTTGAATCTCAACGGTTCGTGTTTGTTCTAACTCCCATCGTGGTGACCATATAAATAAATCACTATGTGCAGTACAATTCTGAATGTTTGGCGTTAACGCAATTGGTCGTTTAGTAATACCTTGACTTTCGTAGTAATCACCAAGTTCTTCAAGTGTAGCGTGTAGTTTCCAATCTGAACTTACAACAATTTCACATCCTGTTTCTTCAACAATCTCATTTAATAACTTGATAGCCTTCTTATCAAAATCATCAAAACGATATTCAACAGGAGCTTCCTTCACATTTGGTGATGAATCAGGATTTGCTGAACGGTATTTTGCCCATTTTTTCTTTCGTCCACCCCAATTATTAGAGAGACAAATTACACCATCGTTATCTAAAAATAATACTTTCATTTTTTTTATGTTATTGATCCAACCACATTATATTCTTCTTTAAACCATTCCTCCATAATATTATACAACTCACTTAATATTTCAGGATCGTTGTCATTAATATTAAATGTTCCAATTAATGGTTTCACCATTTTTATCCAATTAAGAAATATTATTTCTTCTTTAGGTTGGAACTCAAAATATACTTCACCCTCTTTATGATAACAAAGATTTTTTGGGCTACACACTAAATCACTGTAATGAGTATCCAAAAAATTTTTTATAACTATTTTTTTATTCTTCCCTATCATTTAAGAATTTATTAAAAGGGTGGTCCTTATCTTTATTGACTTTCCTAATAAAAGCCGAGACCATTATTATCAGTAAAAAAAGTATAAGTCCTACCATAGTACAAAAATAGTAAATTAATTTTAAATAAAAAACCCCATCTGTTAAAAATGGGGTTAATTTTTAAAACTTATATCTAACCGATAGTGAAACCGTTTGACCAAAAGTAATCTCTTGCCACCTATTATCTTCTGTGTCATATTTTTGATTACCATTTAGGTCTTGAAAGTATATAAGTTTTTGTGCCAATATATCTTTTATATTTAATTTTATTTCAAACTTTTTATATGATTTTGCTAACTGGAAGTCAATTACATTTCTACCGTTTTCCCAAACACTAGGTTCTTGTTGATTACCAACAATATATATTCTAGGTCCAATAACATTATATGATAAAGTCACATTAAAATCTTCCTTTTTATTCGTGTAAAATAAACCTGAATTAATGATGTATGGTGATTGACCTTGTAATGGTCTGTTACCTCCGGCACCTATAACCTCATCCATGTTAACCACAGATTTTATTAAAGATACATTACTATAAAGTGTAAGTTGGTCCCATAACTTATGGTTTTCAACTTTAGATAAAAACCCTAATTTAAATCTAAATTCTAACTCACCACCAAAACTTTGTGATCTATCTATGTTTGAAAAGTATAACTCAGGTGCCCCTGATGTCCCAGTCCTATTTATAGTTTCAATAGGATTATCAAAGTTTTTGTAAAATCCTGACAAACTTATAATCTGACCACTACCAGGATAAACTTCATATCTAATATCACAATTAGTTATCTTAGTTCTTTTTAAGTATGGATTACCTGATGTAATATTATCTAATATAAAGTTATAGAAGTTAAATGGAGCCAACTCCCTAAACTCAGGTCTAGATACCGTTTGACTAATACTTCCTCTTAACTTCATTTTTTTATTAAAGTTATAAATTACATTAACCGAAGGTAATAAATCAATTACCGTTGTATCAATGTTTTTATTTAGATTACTTCCAAACTCAATGTAGTTAAAGTTTTGATTGTAAGATTCTAATCTAACTCCACCCGTAAATCTCCACTTATCTAATTTGTAATCAACCATAGTGTAGAAAGAGTTTAATAATGAATTCGCATTATAACTATCATCTACTTTGGTTGCCTCATCTAATTTAAAACCACCCTGACCATTACTCAAAAGACCCATATTCTCAATAGAAAATATTTGACCCATAGGTAATAAAAGTAAGTTACTATTAAAGGTACTACCGTTTGGTTTATATTGTGAAAACCCAAAGTTTCTTGATTGAAAGTCTTTCATTCTAAATTGATTCCATCCACCGATTTTAATTGAATTAACCTCTTTAAATGGAATTGTTAGATCATATCTAGCGCTTATAATTTTTTCATCTGATTCGGACCAAAACATATTACCGGCTGCCGTTGGTATGGTACCATTCTGTTGAACCACGGCAACATATTGTTCTGTTGGGTCATCCTCATTTAAAGAGTATTTTCTATAAACTACTCTCCTTAGGTTTGGAATATCTCTTTTAACATTACTATAACCAACACTCCAATTAAATTTATTTTCTTTTATCGTGTGGATCCCAAGTAATTGATTAGTTAAAAAGTTATTTTGAGTATACCAAAAATTTGTAGACTTTTCCCATTGTCTTGGATCACTATCCAATTCTCTTACACCATTTCTAACGTTAACCTTATCTTCAGAATTTACGGAATAAATGTTCTTAAACTTGATGGTGTTGTTTTCATTAATCTTATAAACCAAATTTAACATACCACTATTCAAAACACTCCGAGTAAAGACAGAATCATTTAGTTCCATTTTCTTAACCACACCTGTTGCTTGTTCCTCAAACTCTCTTCTAACAATATTATTATAGTTGAAGTTGTTTTGGTAGTTATATGTTAAAATGAAACTTAACGTTTGTTTCTTTTTTAATTTAATGTTTCTACTTAATGTATATTGA